TGTGGCGTGAATGTGATAGTGCGCTCCACCACTTAACGTCATGGCCTCATGATTTGAAACCTTATCCGATAGGTAAGAACGGGTGTGTATGGGTTAGATCTTCGGGGATATGCCTCCCGAATGAATTGTTTATACGATATCCAGATCTACGTCTGAGCGACAAGAAGTACATCTACAAATCACGGCGGGGAGTCACATCGATATGGGGAGGCGCGATGGTTGAGAACATCGTGCAAGCGTTGGCGCGGATCATCGTTGGCGAACAGATGCTGAAGATCCGAGAACGCTATCGCCCCGTGCTAACAGTACACGACGCGGCAGTAGTCGTATGCCCAGAGAAAGAAACTGATGAGGCTGTTGCCTTCATCACCGAGGTCATGTCTACGCCACCCAGTTGGGCTAGTAATCTTCCAGTTGCTTGTGAAGCCAAGTTCGGTCAGTCATACGGAGAGTGTTAATGGAAAGGCCGAAAATTACTTTGACTTCTTGGGAGTACGAATGGGCTTCTCACGTAGGGGCGAGACGGTATATTGAGAATTGGCGTAAGCAAAACGCCGCTCACTACGATTCGGCTAGGATGGAGGATGACCGTACGGCACAGGTGGCAGCGTGCGTTGCCGAGTTAGCCGTGGCTAAATTTATTAATCAGTTTTGGTCGGGTCACGTATGGCATTCGTCAGAGCATTGGCGAAACAAAGACCTTCCAGACGTAGGGACTAACATCGAGGTCCGGCGGTTGCGAACGAAGGATTCGGCTGCGGTGAGAAAGCACCAAGTAGGGAAAGAGTTGATCCTGTTTGTGGCTAAACCCATCTTGCCGGAGTTGCGAGAAGTTATCATTTACGGTTGCCGTGACTACGATGAGGCATGGCATTTAGGTACGCCGTCCAGTTACGATCCTGAGAACACACGAGAGTTAGCACCGGAATACTTAGTACTGTGAACGCAATTAACTGGTCATTCAGCAGTCTTAAGGACTTCATTACCTGCCCAAAGCAGTACTACCACACCAAGGTAGCGAAGGACTTTGAGAAGAAAACCACGCAGCAGATGTTGTATGGGACGGAAGTTCACAAGGCTTGTGAGGATTACGTCCGTGACGGGACGCCACTTGTTAAGAACTATGAGCGTTTCAAATCACAGTTGGACGCACTGACGGCTATACCGGGTACGAAATACTGCGAACACCAGATGGCGTTGTCGAGAGAGCGGGAACCGTGCGCGTTTGATTCCGATACTAGGTGGGTGCGGGGCATCGTTGACCTACTGATTGTCGATGGTGATACCGCTTACATTGTGGACTACAAGACCGGCAGCAATCGCTACCCTGACCCGAAGCAGTTAAAGTTGATGGCTCTGATGACTTACGCGCACTTCAAGGAAGTTGAGCGGATCAAAGCAGGCTTGTTGTTCGTAATGCACAATACGTTTTTAACGGAAGAGTACAATAGGAAAGACTCCAACAAACTATGGGATAACTTCTTACCCGTCGTAGATCGTCTTGAAATGGCCTATGCCAACAATATGTGGTTCGCTAAGCCGGGCCCGTTGTGCGGGTGGTGTCCTGTCAGCAGTTGCAATTTTTACAGAGAGAAATGAAATGCCATACGTAAACAAAGCGCGTCCTTACAAGAAGGAATACAAGCAGCAGGTTGAACGTGGTGAACACGGAGATCGCATGGAGCGCCAGCGGGCGCGTCGGTCTTACGATAAAAAAGGTATCAGCCGAAAGGGTAAAGACATCGCCCATGTTAAGGCACTGTCTAAGGGCGGTAGTAATGGCGACGGGACTAAGTTACAGTCGCCGTCAAAGAATCGTTCGTTCCGCAGAACTTCCAGTGGAGCGATGAAGTAATGCACTAGACGTGAGTGTGCTGTAGGGGAGTTTTCCACCCACTTCTCCCCCCAATAACCGCGTCTGTTAGCGATAGGTTGTGTTCTACACCTCGTGCCTAGGCGCTAACCGTCTGGCCCACGTTACGGGCTCTTTATAGTAGGTACAGTATGGACATAGTTGACAACACAGCAGTGCATTTCACTGCATCGAACTCGTTCGCTGCCGAGATCAAGGCGCGGCTAGATCGTAGCGAGATTGTTAAAGACAATACGCACAGTAAGCAGTTACTGATCTGTTGGGATCACGAGGAGATGAAGACCCTCGCAACGTATCTCGACAACTTCTTGCCAAGCCAGAACATCCCGAAGATTCCCTCGCCTATGCAGAGGGACTATAAGTGGCCGGGGTTTTATACACCGTTTGAGCATCAGCGCGACACGGCATACTTCTTAAGTATTCGGCAACGTGCGTTTTGTTTTAACGAAGCCGGTACAGGCAAGACATCAGCAGCGATATGGGCTGCGGATTACTTAATGAACCAAGGCATCATTAAGAAAGTCTTGGTCATTTGCCCTCTCTCGATCATGTACTCCGCATGGCAAGCCGATGTCATGAAGACGGCTATTCACCGTACGTGCGGTGTCGCACACGGGTCAACTGTAAAGCGTAAGAAAGTATTAGATGAGAACTTTGACTTTACAGTGATTAACTACGACGGCACGACGGTCATGCTTCCAGAACTGCAACAGGCGAAGTTTGACTTGATCATCGTGGATGAAGCCAACGCTTATAAGAGTCCTAGTACTAAGCGGTGGAAGACGCTTGCGAAACTGATTGAGCCGACCACTTGGCTCTGGATGATGACAGGCACCCCTGCCGCGCAGTCTCCGGTTGATGCGTTTGGATTAGCCAAGTTGGTGAGCCCCGGTCGTGTACCGAAGTTTTCTACCGCATGGCGTGACCGAGTGATGGTGCAAATCAGTAAGTTCAAATGGGTACCCAAGCAGGTTTCAACTGATGAGGTTTACCGTGCGCTACAACCTGCGGTTCGTTACACCAAGAAGGAATGTCTTGATCTACCGGAAGTTGTATATCAGACACGTGACGTACCACTTACGCCACAAGTATCTAAGTTCTATCAAGAATTAAAAAGGCAATTGCTGATAGAGGCAGCGGGTGAGCAGATCTCCGCCGTCAACGCAGCGGCGTCGTTAAACAAACTATTACAGATATCAGCGGGTGCGGTGTACACAGACAAGCATGATGTAGTGCAGTTCGATGTATCGCCCCGTCTCAACGCGCTCAAAGAAGTGCTTGAGGAAACGACAAACAAGGTTGTAGTATTTGTTCCGTTCCTTCATGCTATCGACATCGTTGGGGAGTTCCTGACGAAAGAAGGCATAACTAACGAGGTCATCAAAGGGTCAGTCGCTGCACGGGAAAGGTCTGAAATTATCGGACGATTCCAAACAGCAACGGACCCACGGATATTAATTATTCAGCCGCAATCAGCCGCGCATGGGATTACTTTGACGGCTGCTGACACGGTTGTGTTCTGGTCTCCGGTGATGTCAGTTGAGATTTATCTACAGTGTATTGCGCGTATTGAGAGAGTGGGTCAAGTAAACAAAATGTCTGTGGTTCATCTGCGTGGATCGGAAGTTGAAAGCAAGATGTACGCAATGCTCCAAGGCAAAGTTGATAACCACCAGAAATTGGTGGATCTGTACAAACAAGAGTTAGAGGAAGTTTGAAATGAGTAATGTCGGTAACACAGATCAGTTAGTCGAAGCGTATCTTGAGATACGCACACAGCGAGAGAAGTTGCTACGTGAGTACGAAATTGCTGACGCGGCGCTTAAGGACGATATGTCGAAGTTAGAAGCGACGATGCTTGAGATGTGCAACGCGGTCAACGCGGATAGCATCAAGACCAAGCACGGCACAGTGATGCGGAAGATGAACGAACGATTCTTCTGTCAAGACTGGGACAACTTCTACAAGTTTGTTCTGGATAACGAAGCGGTGCAGTTGCTTGAGCGGCGTATCCATCAAGGCAACTTCAGAGAATTTTTAAGTAATCACGAGAACGACGGACTACCACCCGGCGTCAATGTGATGCGTGAGTACGGCGTTTCAGTGCGTAAAGCCAGTAAGTGAGGAATTTATGAGTAACGATATCATTGCAAATTTGAAGAACGAACTTGCCCAGATTCAGGGCGGGGTTGACGATGACACTCGCGCCGTTGCCGGTGGCGGCGGTGGTAATCTCGCTAAGCGTATCTCCATCAAAGGCGGCGTGTTCCGCAAGATGGCGGGTGGCAAGGAGATTGGTTCCATCGAAGACCGGCACATGAATGTCATCTTCGTAAAGATGGCCCACAACGCAAGCCGCACCTACTACACGGGTGCGTACAAAGAAGGCGAGAAGATCGCCCCGATGTGTTGGTCATCTGACTCGAAAGTACCAGATGCCGAGGTCAAGACCCCGCAAGCATCGTCTTGTGATAAGTGTCAGTGGTCAGTGAAGGGCTCAGGCCAAGGCGGGAGCGGCACTGCTTGCCGTCTGTCGTGGCGTACTGCTGTCGTCCTTCCGCAAGATCCGGGCGGCGATGTCATGCAGTTGGTTCTCCCGGCTACGTCTTGCTTTGGTAAGGAAGAAAGCGGCAAGTGGCCCTTCCGTCCGTATATCCAGATGCTCGCTAACAACAATATCTCTGCCGGTCGGGTCGTGACTAAGATGCAGTTCGACACCAAGTCGCCTGTACCGAAGTTACTGTTCTCGCCCACTGCCGTTGTTCCCGAAAGCGACATTGAAACGATTCAGCGCCAGAAGGAAGGCAAGGCTGCGGAGAGCGCGGTTAAGTTGACAGTGTACCAGCAGGACGAAGGCACGGAACCTTCTGCACCAGCGGTAGTGATGCCTGTCAGTGAAGAACCTGTTATCCGAGAGACCAAGAAGACCGAGGCAGCCCCGTCTGCCGATGTCTCTGATGTTATTAAGAAATGGTCTAAGAAGAGTTGAGTCATGCCTCGCACATACGGCGACAAGTTGTTGATTCAGTTGCAGCAGGGCGATGCCACGCTGTTAGGAGTGCGGCTTGGTCGCCTATGTGTTGAGGCAAACCTACCTGTATCCTACGTGGCTACAGTGCTTGAAGTAACCCGCAACACAGTACATCTGTGGTTCCGTGGGCAAGTGATGCACGAAAGCAAGCGCAAGGTTGTTGAAGCATTCATGTACCTTGTTGAGCAAGACATGAAGAACGGCGTACTACCTGCTCACAATCTGAAGGGCGCTAAGTTTTACTTGGAGGAAATGGTAGGCCGCAAGATTTAAGTTTGAGTGAGTGGCTTGGCGGGGGGCCCGTGCCCCCGCCTTTTTTATCTAAGTGGGTTGGTGTTCATGCGAAAACAATTTTACGAGAAAGTACTACCTTCGCAGGGCGTCTACTGTGTCACCGAGATCACCGTTGATAAGAAGGTGGTCAATCGGTTTGCCGAGAGCCTTGATGAAGTTGAGCAGTTAGTTGAAGAGATCAACACTGCCGGGAAAAACGTATTTATCGCGCTGAGTAGTTTCAGCGGTCATAGCCGTATGGGTAACTATGCGGCGTTCTGTCGTTCGTTCTTTGTGGACCTTGATGTCAAGCCGGATAAGCCGGGGCACTACAAGAGCAAGGTTGAGGCAATCGAAGACCTCGATCACTTCTTGTCAGTCACCGAACTACCCCCGCCTGTAGTGATTGATTCGGGCAACGGCGTTCATGCGTACTGGCCGTTTGAAGAAGACGTGCCTATTGCTGAGTGGAAGCCGTACGCGGAGAAGTTCAAGCAACTTTGCCTTGACCACATGAAGATTGACCCGGTGGTGACTGCGGATATTACCCGCATCATGCGCTGCCCGGACACGCTGAACTTCAAGACTGACCCTCCGAACCCGACAAAGTTCTTGACGGAGGAGATCAATCAGTACGACTTCGGTGCCTTTAAAGATTATTTAGGCGAAGTAGACACGCCTGCTGGGTCAATTCTTGATCTTATTCCGAAAGGTCTGGACGAAGACACAAGGAAGATAGCCAAGTTAGACAACTTTGAGACGACGTTTCAAGACATCGCTGAGAAGAGTCTTAGCGGAGAGGGCTGTAATCAGATCAAGAACGCGCTGATCAACGCCAAGACGCTACCTGAACCTGTCTGGCACTCTGCTCTATCCATCGCCCGTCACTGCACTGACTGGGAGACCTCAATCCATCTGTTGTCCGAGGACTACGTCGGCTACAGCCCCGAAGCCACAGTAAGGAAGGCTAATGAAACACTTGGTAAGCCGCATAGTTGCGAAATTTTCGCCCAACGAAACCCCGGTGGATGTGACGGATGTCCCCATCGCGGACGAATCACCAACCCACTTGCCCTTGGCAGGAAGTTCGTTGCCGCACCAACCGAAGAGGTTAGTAAAGAGGACACAGTTCGGGTCGAGAAGAATCCCGAAGAAGTTCCGCCATTTCCTAAATCGATCCTCCCCTATGTACGTGGACGAGCCGGAGGAATCTACTTTCTACCCCCCTCCGAAGTAGACGATGACGGTGTACGCAGCCAGCCTGATCCTATGCTGCTATCGACTAATGAGTTCTTTCCCATCAAGCGTATGTACGGCGAATCCGATGGGGAGTTGTTCTTGGTTCGGATCAAACTGCCTCACGAAACCCGGGAAAAATACCTTTCGATGGGCGAGATGCAGTCAATAGATAGTATGAAAGAGATTATTGGAAAGGCCGGGGTTGCCCCCACTAATCAAAACCTGTGGCCTAAATTGGTGGACTACATGACGAAATGGGCACATTACCTACAGAGCCAAAACGCTGCCGACAAGATTTGCCGACAGATGGGATGGACGGATGACGAGACGTTCTTGGTTGGCGAGACCGAGGTTCTTGGTGCGGGTAAGACGCGCAGGGCGGCATCCAGTCCCCTGATACGTGACATATCCCGTCTCTTGCAGCCGAAGGGCGACTACCAAGTTTGGAAGGACTGCGTTAACAAACTGAACCAACCCGAGTTGGAGTTGCAAGCGTTCGGCTTGTTTGTATCGTTCGGTTCTCCGCTCATGCGGTATACGTCTACTAGCGGTATGACGTTCTGCTTTACCGGGCTTTCGGGCGCTGCCAAGTCGGGATCGTTGTATGCAGCACTGTCAGTGTGGGGTTCACCCAAGCCGCTCAGTGTTTACGACTCAACAGACAATGCGTTCAACCTACGTGCGATGTCGCTCAAGAACATCCTCATGGGTATGGACGAGGTGCAGGAGAAGCCGCCCGAGCAGATATCGAAACTGATCCACTTCATCTCCCAAGGCAAGGGCAAGATGCGTATGCAGAGTTCAATTAACGCCGAGCGCGAACAACAGGAAGTCGCGTCCATGCTCTGCCTGATGTCGTCTAATATCTCCTTATACGATCTCATCTTTTCTAAGAAAGCCAACGCAAGTGGTGAGATCATGCGCCTGTTAGAGTACGTTCTGACACAGCCATCGTTCCTCACTCTTGAGTACGGCAAGGAGATCTTCGACCCGTTGCACCGCAACCATGGTCATGCCGGTATTGAGTTTATGAATCGGATCATCGATATGGGCGACACCGAGATACGCGCCCGTATCCAGAAGTGGAGCAAGCGATTCACCGCGACCAAGTTGGGCAGCAACGCCGCCTTCCGTTTCTACGAGACTGCATTTAGCGCCATCTTCGCAGGGGCAGAGATTGCCAACGAAGCGGGCATCATTACGTTCGACATAGAAAGGATCTTTGACAAAGTTATGCTAGAAACAATCAAGATTAGAGACAACACACAGAAGAACCAAGTGACAGACTACGAAGGTCTGATCTCCGAGTTCTTGAACAGACATTGGCGTAGCGGCACGTTGATCTTCGACGATGGCCGGGTCGTGAACGAACCGCATGGAGAACTCGTGGCCCGTGTGGAGATTGGTAACTCCACGCAGTACGTATCCAAGACTAAGTTCAAGGAGTTCCTGACTAGTCGTAGCGTAGGCACGGCTGAGTTTGAGAAAGCCTTGGAGAAGTCAACGGTTAGACTTGAGTCCAAGAAGATGCGTCTCTCGACCGGGTGGAAGGCAGGTATGACCACGCCTCCGATCCATGTCTACGCGTTCCAGTACGAAGTCCCTAAAGAGTTATTAGATGACAATAAGAGTAGTGGAACCTGAGTGGATCTTTCCGTTTGAGGGCATGGCGGTTGGAGATAGTTTCTTCATCCCCACCCTCAAAATTCCGGAAATGCTCTACGTGATAGACTGCCGAGCCAAGGCCGCTCAAGTACGAGTGAAGGCATTCGCCTCGTCCAAGGAAGGACACCTTGGCATCCGCGTCTGGCGGGTTGCTTAAGTACCCTCTTGGTCTTGTTCCCGCAAGTAACTTTCGTACGCTGCTCGACGTTTTAACGGCATGTTTACGCCGTAAACAGACTGCTGAGCCATCCGTCGTCTCTGCGCTATGGACCTGCGGATGTCTTCGTCTTTTATACGCTCGTTATTTGCGATAACGAACGGACTGTTGTTGAATTTTTCTCTAGCGGCCTGTGCCTCTGCTTTGTCTTCCTCAGACTTAGAAACTGCGTAAGCAAGATAGAACTTGTTGTAAATAGACTGTTTACGCTCTTCAAGACGTTTCATCTGCTGAGAGATTGCACCGGCTGCTTTAGATCTTTCCGCAAACTTAAGCGGAGTAAAGCCGAGGGCCTGTAAGACTATCTCTCTGTTAGAGAATTCTTCTTTGGCTACGATAGACTTACCGTCTCTAGTTTGCGCCCCGTCCGTAGCAAACCGAAAGGCTTTCAGCGGGTTCCTAATAGCAGATGGCACAAACGATTCTATAGCCCGATCAACGTGGCCTTCGTTAAAGTCTTTAATACCCCTGCCAATACCCATGGCCGCTGAGTAGGACGCTCCAAAAATTTGCTCCATCGCAAACAGCACAGGCCCGATTTCGTCTACGCGACGTTCGTCCTCTCGCCAAAGCAAGTTGTTAAACCCTGTACGTGAGTAAAGATCAGTTTGTAGTACCTCACTCAAAGGCCCGCGCATTGCGGTACTTGTAATAGACTGTCTTGCGAACTCTTCAACGTCTATCGGGTTATCGTCGTCACCAATCCATTCTTCAAGTAGCCCTGCTAATACGGAAAGCGCTCCGTAGAACGGCAGCCCCTGTACCCCTGCGAACAAGAACGCCATACCGTATATGCCAAGCATTTGCTTAGCGGCTTCTCGTTTTACTTCCTTAGACTCGCCCTTGTACATCTGGCTAATCAATTTGTACTGAAGGAAAATTTGAGTCTGAGCAAAGTTCTTAAAGATGAAGAGGACCTTACCGAGTCCGGTTTGGAATATGCGCGGTGAGGTCTCGTTCAATACTACGCCGTGAGCATCGTTAACAAGATCAATAGCGTATTGAGCAGCAGCGTTGACATCACCGCCGTTCTTTTCCAACTCAAGATTGAAGGCAGCAATTAACGTAACTTCACGGTTGAAGCGTTCTGAGTTCTGGAATATCCACCCGGCACCTTGCTCAAGTTTGACCTTCATCCCAACGTAATCGCTGGTGCCCGAGACTTTCTTTCTGCCTTCGGCTAAGTCGTATCCACTAGAACGCCGGATAGCACTTTGATTGACCGCAAGGTCATACAACTTTTTAAGTGGCGAGTTAGGCGGCAGGTTCACGCCAAACGACCAGTCAGCAATTTCTGAGTCGTTGTCAGTAACTTTGTCCCAGCCGCCTTGGAAATAAATGTCTTTAGCCTTAGTCAGCGCATCCCCTGCCTTCGTCCCGAATCTGCCAGTGAGCATGGGATACACAACCATCGGAATCTGCGACAAGTTAATTACCGCAGTTGATACGTTGGCAATGATGTACCAGTAGTAACTGAATGAGGTTGCCGTAGTTACAAGCATGTTGTGAGTTGGATCGTTCCAGTACTCACGCTGCAACTTCAGATTAGCCATTAATTTATTTACAGCAAGGTTTTTGCTACTTGCTGCTGAAACTGCGGCCTGTTCCTCCACCTCTGTATACGCAGCGTCAAGGTCTGGTATGAACTCAAGATTGTTAAGTTGGTTCATCATGCGAGAACCAACCGTTGAGTAGACGTTAATTAAGTCAGACTCATATCCTTTGTACCCCTCTCGCGTTCTGTGCATCTGTCGAACAGAGGAAGCAGGAATCTGGTCAAGATAGAGTTCGTAAAGACTATTCATGACCGCTGGCGGGACTTTCTTATCCTTCAACTCTTCCATAACTTTGTTGAAGAAGGGTCCAACACTTTCGCCACCAAAAGCCTGATCTATGCGAGAGAACCGCTGCGCTTCTCCAACAATGCC